GGAACGTAATCCGAACTTTGTTCCTATTATAAGTAGTAGGGGTGAAGGCACAGGAAGCGGTCAGGCGAAGTTTGTGCCAGTTATGCCTAACATGGATGAGTTGATGGCTTTGCCTTACATGGAGCGCATTAACAACGACATAAACGCATCGTATGGCGTTATGCCAATCGTGACAGGAAGTACAGCAGGCGTAGGTGGGTTGAATGCAGAAGGCGAACAGATTTCTCTTTTTGACCGAACTGTGTTAGAAACGCAACAATGTTTGGAAATGGGTTTTTTGAAACCATTAATGAAGTTGATGGGAATCAAAACATGGAAGGTAAAGTTTGCAGATATTAATGTAAAGAACGAACAACAACATTTAGCTAATATGTTACAGAAAGCAAATATTATTACTGTATTAAATAAATTAGGAATCAAAGCAACTTTGGATAAAGATGGAAATTTAAAATTACCAGACGAGCCGCAAGTTACAGTAACAGATGAAAAACCAGAAGTAGGAGCATTGAAACCATGAAACATTGCAAGAAGTGTATGGCAGGAGAAAGTCGAGTTAGGTTAATGTCTAATGGGTTATGTGAAGAGTGTGAGCATGATAGGGCTTGGAATAACAAAGGCGAGTACATGAAGCAGTACAACAAGAATAGTAGAATGTTAATGAGACAGAAAGCTGCACAGGAAGTAAATCGTAAGTGGAAAGAAAAGTACGGTGATGCCTCTCCTGAAGAAGTAGCGTCCTATCAATAATGGCTATAGAGTTTATAGACAGCGGATGGTTTCCTACAATTAACTTTTTTAAGAAAAGTGAAAATTGGGTAATGATATTAGAAGAGGCTGGCGAAGTTATAGCAGAAGAAGCTAGAGATTTAGCAGAAGAAATTTTGTATTCGCAAGTCAATAAGGTTACAGGTTCTGTTGGAAAAAGTATTGTAGCCTTTGCAGCGCCTGAAGGAGATAGAGTTTCTATAGGTTTACAATCAGAACATCCAGCAGCAAATATAATAGAATATGGCGGATTAGTTGTAGACGATAGGCCCGGAGTGTTTAGTAATGTTGGCCCGTACGCAAAAGATGCAGGAATGAGCGAGGCTGCCTTTACTGCTGCTATTAAAAATAATCAACCATTTCGTGAAGAGCAACCTTTTTTGCGTCCTGCATTGATTGAAGCATCAGAACAAATAAATGCTGAAATAATGGCAGTTGCACGAATGTATGCCGACGATTTATAGGCATTTCCGGAAAGTTATACTTATTTATATACTCGTAGCCAATCTTAGGCCGTGGCAGATGCTAAGAATACTAAGTGGCAGGTCTATCGACCAGAGTGGTATAATGAGAGAATCTTAGAGACATATATTAGTTCACCTATTATCGACAAACAGAACGACAAGATAGGTACTGACACAATTAAAGAATCCATGGATTTCTATATGAAATACGGGGTTTATTCATACAAGCATGAGGAGATGCCAGTAGGTCTACCTCTTGCATACAAAGTTAAAGATGGTAAAGTTAAGATACGTGTAGGCATACACGACAAACTTCCTATGCATACTAGAGTATGGGATGAAATGAAAATTTACGGTGACAAAGGCGGTTCCTCTATTAGAGGAGAAGCTGAAAAACAAGAGAAGGTCTGCGAAGGAGACGTCTGCCACAACAACATCTCCGAGTTGTCTCTTTGGTCCGTATCATGGGTTGGCAACAGACCAGCTAACCCAGAAGCTACTGTTACGGCAGTAGCGGCAGCAAAAGCTGAAGAACCTGTAAAGGTGACAAAGCAAGTAACATTAGATGAAGTAGAGGGGATGTTAGAAAAAATAATAGCACGTAGGGGAAAGAAGTATTGTCTATTTGCTAAGAAAGATAGAAAACTATTAGGTTGTCATTCTACGCGTGCAGGCGCAGTAAATCAAGAGCGGGCAATACAAGCTAGAAGATTTAGTAAGATGAATGAGGAGCTTGACGGTATTCTTGATATGATAAAAAAGAAACCATGTGAAGCAGGGTATGAAATGATAGGAACTAAAATGATGAGAGGTAAAAAAGTTCCTAACTGTGTTCCTTTAGGCAAAGCCGAGTATCAAGGCAGGAAGGTTGATTTAAACAAGCCTTTTCGGTTGAAGGGTGAGAATAAGAAATTTGGGGTTTATGCAAAAAACGAAAAGGGTAATACAGTACAAGTAAAGTTTGGCGACCCTAAGATGGACATTAAGCGCGACAGTCCAGAAAAACGTAGAAACTTTAGAGCAAGACATAATTGTGATAGTCCCGGACCTAAACATAAGGCAAGGTATTGGTCTTGTAAAATGTGGAGTACAAGTAGTGTAACCGACATACTAGGAAAAATTGACAAACATATTTGGGATATTGCAGGTATTAGAAAGTGTAAAGTACAAAAAGGCATTGCAATTAGTAAAGCTCCAAAAAAACCTCAGGATTACAGGTCAGGCGGTAGAACTCCTAAAGGTAAAAAACCTAGAAGAGACCCTCCAAGTAAAACACAATGGGATAATTGCGTACAGAATGCAAGAAGATTAAAGAATTATCAAGGAGGTCCTATGACTGCAAATCCAGAAAGGTTTTGCGGTGCTCTTTGGTATGATTACCAGAAGTTTGGTCACAAAGCTACAGGTTCAGATAGAGCACCTAATCCGCCAAACAAACATCCGCCCGGAGGCGGCGGTAAAGAACCCGGAAATGTAAGGGACATTAGTGGTTATAAGTTTAGAACTCGAATGTTTGAACAAAGTAATTACAATCCTAAGACTTTAAACCGTAGAAATATTGATGATATATTAAGCGGTGGAAAAAAAGGTAAAAAATAATAGTTTCCGGAAAGTTTAGATTACTTATATACCCTTTGATACATAAACAGACATGACAGAATGCAATTGTGGTGGTGACGCTGCTAAATCTGCCGACGAGGAAATCGTTGCAACAGAGGAAGTAGAATTAGCTGCTGGATTAGAAGAGCCAGTTGAACTTGGTAAGGAAGAGGCACTAATGAAAGATATGGAAAACACCCTTGCTAAGCTAAAAGAAGTACTCGCATACCTCGAAGATATGGGCGAAGAGAAAGCCGAAGAAGACGAGGAAGAAGAGGAAGAAGAACCTGAAGAAGAGGAAGAAGAAGAAGAAGAAAAAATGATGGAAGAAGAAGAAAAAGAAGAAGAAAAATCTTCAAAAATTGACGACCTAGAAAAATCTTTAGCAACCTTGAAGAAACATGGAATTAACGTTTATACAGGAAAGAAAGCAACACCTGCTCCAGCTCCAAAAGCTGAAGAACAAGCAGAAATTGATTTCTTGAATGTATCAAAATCACTAGAGGAAATCGATAGAATGGCAGCAAACAAAAACATAACAGGAGGTTTCTAAAATGGCTGGAATGAGTTTTGAAGATTACGTCAACGCTTACTATCGCGGCGGTTTAGATATCTCAGCAAGATACGGAATAAAGAAAGACGATTTGAAAGTAGAAGACGCAGCATACTTTAACACAATGTATGGAGCATCTGTTTTCAATCAGTTAAACACAGAATCCGACATATTCAAGCTTTTTAGAAAAGAAGGCTGGACACAATCAGGTTGGAGAGTTATGCACAAAAGAAGTGCAGCAGCTTCTAACATTGGTGTAACTGAAGGAGCAGGTTTTGGAACTTCTGATGTACCAGACTTAAAACAAGTAAGTGCATCTATCAAAGAAATTGTAAGTCCTTACACAGTCTCTACAAAAGCAGCAATCTTAGCTGAAGCAGATGACGGAGTAAAAGGTCTAGCAGCTTTCTTAAGAACACAGGCAGCAGAAGCACACGCATTCTACATTGATGCAATGCTTGTCGAGCCAGTAAGTTCAGAAACAGCAGTTAATTTTGAGTCTTTACAGAGGATTGTAGCAGACAACGACTTAGCATCTTTGGGTGCAGTTGCAGCTACAGATGTGGATATTTACGATATTGACCGCAGTCAAACTGGTGCAGCAGAATCTAACGAAGATAGCTGGGCAAACGCATACGTGGACCACGGAACAATAAGTACAAACGAAACCTGTAGAGATTTATCACTAGCAGGATTAGACACTATGATTCAAAGTGCAATCGAAAACGGTGCAAACTACAGTGATTTAATTTTACTAACTGGTTATCAACAGTTAACTGAAATCAAACAATTAATTACTTCAGGAAGTGGTTCAGGAGCAACATGGAGAATGGCTTTAGAGTCACAAGCTCCAAAAGGAACTAATGGAGTTCAATCACAACCGGGCATGAACTTAGATGGAAGAGTTGGATACTATGACAGCATACCAATCTACGCAACACAACACTTGACTGCTAATAAAATGGACAACCAAGTTGTAAGTGGTGGAACTAAGACTTTGATGGGACCTGTTTTCTTGTTAGATATGTCTAACTTATACATGAAGATTGCAGCACCAACAACTTTCTTGGCACAAGAAGATTTGGCAAACGTGCAAGCATTAAAGAGAAACTATGCTTTCATGACTGCTGGTGAAATCATCTGTACTAAATTCAAAACACAAGGTATACTACGCGGACTGGAATTCTAATCGGAGCTATGACGACATGGTTAAGATTAGGTACACGGGGAGTAGGATTCTTTTCCTTAGGACTGCTGGGGGGCTTGTACATACGTTCAAACCGCAGCAAGTCTATGAATTTGATGAAACTCACAAAAGATTCGCAACGTTTGTTGAAGAGCTACGTAACCATGCCGCAATGGAGGTCCTCGATGAAGTCGGGACTAAAAAAGTCGGCAAAGGGGTTAGAACTGCTAGCAAACCTGCTAGAAACAAAACCCAAAAGAAAGTAGACGCAGCACTTAAAAAGCCCAAGGGACTTAAGAAGTCCAAGGGGAAAGCTAAGTAATGGCAACTATAGGTACTAAAACGAGAGTAAGTAGTTCAGTAAAAACGTTAGAAATATCAAATGATGCAAATGTTTCTATTGCGGCAAGCAGTGGTTCATTTGCAGCTTTGATTGACCCAACTATTATTTCATCATATGAAAGAGCAACTATTCAAATTAGAAATGTAGACGATACTAGTACGCCTAAGGTAAGAGTATATGGAAGTTTATTTCCAGCTCCGGGAGCGGCACCTACAACAACAACTCCAACAGACTCTAAGTGGGTTCAGATTGGAGATGACATAGACCTAGGGGCAAGTTCAGGCGCTATAAAATCTATATCGACTACAGGTTTGAAAATGATATGTGTAGTGGCAAGAGACTCAGGTTCTAACACTCAAACGTTTCCACTTGGTGATTGTTTAGTATTCTTGCAGGGGACCATTTAGTGAATGGCTTCTCCTATATACTCTGATATTGTCTTCGTAAGTGAGGTGGCCTAATGGCTGTTAACACATGGAATGGTTCAACTTCTACAGATTTTGCAACGGCAGCAAATTGGACAACTACAGGTGAAACTGATAGAGTTCCTACAGCAGCAGATGATGTAATAATTCCAGATACATCAAGTATAAACAAATGTGTGTTAGACCAAGCAAGAAACATTAATTCATTTGTATTAGCTCCAGATGGAGAACTTGACCAAGGAAATGCTTTTTACATAAAAGGCAAGAACGCAGCAGGTGAAGCAGTAAAGTGTCAAGGAAAATTAGGAGACGTTAGTGACTTTGTAGTTGAAACACAATCAGCAGCAACAGTTACTTTAACTAAACAATCAGGTTCAGGAAGTTTTAGAAATTTAACAATAACTCACGCTAGTGGAGATATAACACTTGGAGCAGCAGCGTCATTGAGTGGTAATCTAACTGTAACGGCAGGAATTTTAAATACTTCGAGTAGTAATTATGCACTTACAGTAGCAGGAGATATGCTTGTAGCAGCAGGAGGAACATTTACAGGCAATTCATCAGCAGCAATAATGAGAAGTTTAGAGCTTCAAGGTGCAGCAACATTTTCTGCTCCAGATGCAAGTGGTTCTTGTACCATAAATGGTAGGAAAAATGGAACTTCACGATGTATAGATGTAGGAAACAATGATAATAACTTTTCAGGAAATGGTGGGACATTAACATTTACAAGTGCAAATGGAGGAGATTTACAGGGTGTTGAACATCTTTCAGCAGCAGATGAATTGAATAATTTGAC